CCACCCTTCTTTTTGTCTCCACCCTTACCACCACTCATCATTCCCTGAAGAGTACTGATCAATTCGGCGTGTCGTTCATTCTCTATTCGTTCTTTTTCACGCTCTACTTCTTCAACACTACCTTTACCACCAGCGGCTTTCCCCGCCTTGATCTTCATGCCCATCACAGTTGACATTGCTTTTGCTAGTGACTTGACTGCCTTCTTTGCTTTGTTTCCCTTGTCTGCGAACTCAGAGAACCCATCAATCATCTTGAAGATTGGTTCAAGTGCAGGTCCGGTGTCTAACTTACTGATGTCCTTCATAAAAGGAGTCAGTTGACTGATGAACATCGAGAGGAATTTCTTCACTCGTCTTCCCGCGAAGAATCCCATACCCCCCATTGTCTCCATCATTTTTGACATATCACCAAGACCGGTAGTCACCATTGTAAGAGGTCCACCAGCCATCTTCTGCATATCAACAAGCGCACCCCCGAGGATTTTCATCCCCTTCTTTGCTCGTCTTGCTCCAAGGAACCCAACCGTACTCAACTTCTGGAATGCATCCGCAAGATCAGAAAGTCCTTCAATCTTTGCCGAAGCGTTGATCTCTTTGCCGTCCAGAGAACCAAGAGACTTCATAAACCCCTTCATTGCCATTCTTGCTTTGAAGATACCACCAAAACTGATCTTCTCAAACTGTTCCGCCATTTTTGCTTGGGTCTTTGCGTCATCAATTTGGTCTTTGCGTGCAGAAGCAGCCTTCTTAGAAGCATCATCCAATTTCGATGTAGCATCAGCAGCAGCCTCGGTTGACTTTGCAAGGTCGTCCGTGGCTTTTGCCTGATTCTTTAGTTCCTCAGTTGTTTTCTTGAGGTCTTCAGGTTTTGGTATTCCAGAGTCTTCTGGCATTTTTGGGGTTTACCTACTTCGTGATCTCATACTCTGCATTTCACTGTTCTCTTTGGAAATTCGTTGGTTCTCTTCTTCTATATATTGATTGAGCAAAATGACGTATATGTCCCTCTCCCACGGTATCATCGATTCGATACTATCAAGACTCCAGTTGTGATGTGTAATCATATTGAAGTTGGTCTTGAAGTATCCAATCATACTCATGTGGCAGAGGCATAACTGAAAAAATCCTGAATACCCTCCAATGTTCTCTTGTTCTGCTTCGAGCATTTGGGGCATTTATATTTGAGGTCGTATGTCATTGTCGGAATGGACTCAAAGAACGTGGTGATCTTTGCAAATTGTTGCTGCGAAAGACTATCAAGGAATTCTAAAACTTCTGTTCTGTCGTGATCGGTCGAATCATAGGTCTTGTCCTTATCGAAGATGAATTCGATACAATCAGCCACAACATCAAAACTCTGTGCAGGATCGATTTCCCCATCCTCGGATGCGTTTTCATAAACGATCTTCATATCAGGATACTTGAGTTGTACACCAATGTCATCGGTCAACATCACCTTTGGGTTGTTGTTGTCTTTGACGTTGACCTTGACTTTCGTTAGGTCCATCTTGATCTGTGTTGGTTCTTCGCAGTGTTGGCAGGGTATGTTGGCTTCAATAATTTCCCCAACTGCCTTGATCCGAATCTGTAGGAACAGATATTCGAGATCTGATACAGGAAGGGTTGAAGAGTCCAAGTCCTTCACACAGGAATTGACCACCTCAACCAAAGCCTTCGATACGGTTGAGTTCTTTCCGTCTTCTGCTGCGACTAAAAGAATCTTTTCTTCTTTTACCAAGAAGGGTCGGTAGTTTACTGTCTTCCCAGTGCAGGGAAGGGTTGTTTCATAATACGGTACATTCAGTGTTGGTAGTGCCATTATCTATCTCCATGTAGTAGAACACTTGTAGGGGTCATTGTATTATCCAAGAATTGGTGTTAGTCATCACCGAAGCCTGAAAATCTATTATTCATAAAGTCTGCTTCGTCGGATACCTCAAAGATGTCTTGAACCCCGCCATCGTTCGCATATTTCGCTGGGGTTCCTCTCATCGGAGTGAACTCCGAAGAATTTCGTGATGTTGAGGTGTCGTGCTTGCCCTGCGGTGTAGTTGAAGACTCTCCGGCAGAAATATCGATTGGGTAATAGTGTCTGAATGCTAGAGTGATGTTCTGCTCTAGCAACGCTTCTCCTGCTTCGGTAGACAACTCCAAAGCCTCTACATTAGTAGGATAGACTTCGGTTAGTCCAACCTTGTAGACAGGAACATCTTTCTCCGAATATAGAGTCACATATGCATCGGACACATATGAGTCATAGAACTTGAATCGTCCAGTAAGAGGATCAACGATATTGTCCATCCATCTCTCAAACACCTTTCTTTCGAACATCTCTGCGCCCAGCAATAGAGTGCAAGATACCTCGTTGGTGTATAGTCTTCCGTAGGGCATCTTCCTTTGGAGTCCTCTAGTCTTGAAGTCTTGGGTGGTGATTGTCCTTCCCGGCATTGAGAACGACTTACAACTCAACGATATTCTGTTGGTGTATCCTTCGGATCCATCTGGTTTGGTATGAGTAGAGTACATCTGCTTGGATGCTTCTTCAATAGCAATACCAGCAAACTCGATTTTATACTTGTTAGGCCTAACCGTTCCGTGTCGGTTTACTCGATTGACCATATCTACAATTCGTGACATCAAGATCTCCTTGCTTTATTTATGCTCTCTTTCCACACAGTTTGCTTCGATTCCTTCTTGAATTTTTCGATAGGCAAAATTGATGCAAGGGACCACTCTTCATGTGGAATCCGACGAACCATTGATTTGAGTTGCTTGTATTTATAGTGCTTCAAGCAAGGCATCGCGTATGCGTACTTCTTGGATGCTGCGATGATGGGATACTTGATCTTGAAAATGTCTCTACCCGCGACAGTTTTTATTGTGTTCTGAAGATTGTTCAATAGAATGACTCGATACTTTGGCGGAATATAATGGAGGTTGACTCCGAGGAAACCATCCTTTTTGTAATCTAGAGCAATAATCATAGGGTATATATCGTAATACGGTAACGTCTTCCGATGTTCTGGGAGATACTTGTAGAGGTACATATCACCCAACTTGATCTTGGTAACGACCTCATCCCGATACGAACGGAGAACCTTCGACCCGTCCTTCTCCATACCACTGACTTTGGTTAAAAACCAATCAAGAGAAGACTTGATATCGGATGGTATTCCTGCTCTACTTCTTAGTAGTCTTAGATCGTTTACGCTTAGTGGCATTCTTTTTGAAAATGTCCTTCTCTGTCAGTACTCTGAATGTCCAGCCCCGATTCTCTGCGAATTCGGTTGCAGCCTTCCACTTTGCCTCATTGATTCCCCATCGCTTTACTTCATTTAGATACCGTTTAGTCACCCTGCTCTTCTTCTCTGGAGGACTGCACTGTTTGTGTGGTTTGACCTCTACGAGAGTCACTTTCTGGTTTCCGTTTCTGTCTTTGGTGATTGTGATGAAGTCAACAAAGTAACGATGTGGCTTCTTGTCTATAGGGGATATATACGGTACCACGATCTCTTCCGAACCCCACCCAACAACACCCGGATGTGCATCACACCACTTCATAAACCGACGCTCCCAGAGAGATCGATAAGTGATCTTGGTTGGATCTCCAACATATTTGTCTGGATTGTCGGGAGTGTATTTACCCTTGTATGCCATAGAGATTCGGCTCCCTCTTATATATACATGGAGGAAGAAGGAGATCCGCACAGATGGCTGGACCCATTGAACAATTTCAACGAGATGAGAATTTCCGTAGGATGGATGGTGACCTGTCTAACAAGACTACGGTGTATTACTATCCGTCTGATCTTGAAATGGCTTATGATTCGGGACATATTATTGAATTCACCGTATTTCATAAGGCATCCACAGGCATCAAAGAAAAACTCGATGATCTCAAGACGACAAGTTCTGATATGGGAAGAGGAAAGAATCTCAATGAGTTGAAAACAGCGGCTCTCAAAGAAATCGAAGCAGACACGAAGGATGGACAAGGACTCAATAGTAATGATACTACTATCGGTGGCGCGGAAGCGGATCACAGACGACGATTAGTAGAAGAGATATTTGGAACCATACAAACTGATCCAAATGCATATGATGAAAACGGAAAATTGGTACCACAGTACGCATCAATAGTCGCCAAAGCAACCTCTAGCATTGACTATTTTACCCGAAGACAAAACATACGAAATTATGCCACTCAGGTAAAAAATATCGCAGCGAATAACATGAAGCAAAACCAACCCAAAAAAGAGAAAACCTCTAGGTTAGCGGCGGGTGGTCTTGAGACGACCGGAGAAAGTGTTCGTCTATACCTTCCGGGCGGACTCAACTTTTCAGACAACGTGTCCTACAAAGGTACCAACTTTGGTCTGATCAAGGGTCTTCTGGAAATGAATGTCGGTCTTATGGCATCAAAGGCTTTGTCTGCTGCCGCTGGTGCTGTAGATCAGGGTCTGAGTCTCACGGGAATGGAAGTTAATTCCGCAGAGGCAATTGAGGCTGTCACGGGAGCCGTCCAGAACAACAGAAGTGAGCAACTCTTCGAAGGTCAGTCAATAAGGACATTTGATTTTTCGTTCCTTTTTCGTCCAAGAAATAAGAACGAAGCCCAGATGATGCGAGATATTGTGAAGTTGTTTAGATTTCACATGCGACCAGAACTTGGTCCCGGTGCTGGTTATCTTCTAACACCCTCAGAATTCAAAATTGATTTCTATAGTCTAAGTATGTCTCCGGGAGCAGTAGACAATGCGAGTAATGTAATTGCTGCTGGAAAAATTCGTCCTGATGGAAAACAGTCGTTGGTCGTTCCGAACACATTCCTCCCGAAGATCAAGCAATGCTCCTGTACTTCGGTCACAATGAATGTAAATCCAGACGAGATTATGGAGACATTCGATGATCCAAATCATGTTGATACACCAATATCTCTTCAGTTGGATCTCTCGTTTGCAGAGAAGGAAGATATTGTGAGACAGGACATCAGAGAGGGTTATTGATAGATGCATTACTTCGAGAAATTTCCGGGAAGAGAATATCCACTGAACGACAAGAGACTCGTTCGAGTCACGGACATCATTTCAAGAGTGGTGTTTGGTTCTGGTGCTTCTGAAAATCTTGATATGATTGATGAGTATGTACTCCGGGATGGAGATACACCCGATACTCTAGCGGACGATCTATATGAAGATGATACATTGTGGTGGATTATTCTATTGTTCAACGAAATCCAAAACCCATATTTCGATTGGTCCCTTTCATTACACTGCACAGAACGAAACATCAAGAAGAATTATCCCGGAAGCGCATTCTTCATTCACGAAACCGGCTCTACGCAGGCACTAGAAACACTAGAAGCAAGGGGAGTCAAAGTAAATGATACCATTGCTTCATATAACGATTCTGCTGGAACTTCGTTTGGTGGGGTTCGTGGATTAGTATATGATTACGACATGAACCTTCAAAGAATTTTGGTTCATTCAATTACAGGAGGAAATTTCGCAGAAGGAAATTACGCTAAGGTAGTTGGATCTACTAGCGGAACATTCACCATCGGAAAAATCGTAGACTACGCCTATTATGGACTGGACCATTTTGAGGGTCCGAGCGGAGATCTCCTCAACCCACTTTCACAATACATTCCCGGCACAACTATATCACATCCAATCATCGGGGCAGTTGGACAAACGCATGACGGAACCGTGGGTGTTTCCTACGACAATTGCCTTCTACAGAACTACATTTCGGGTGATGATGCCACCTATGCAGTTACGATATGGGAAAGCAAGATGATGAATTATGATAATAAGAGGACGATCAAGATCCTTAGACCAGACTACGTTCCAGTTGTTATAGAGGCAGTGGAGAAACTACTGAATGAGTAAGGACAATCAATACAGAAGACAAGATGATGTACAGATATCCTCCATCAAAATTTACTCTGATGCTGGTGGTGTTCAAGAGATCAAAAAGATGGTCCTTGGGTTCAGCATCTACGAAAGTCTTGACGGTTCCTTTATGACAGCAACCATTGATGTGGTGGATAACATCGGACTTGCGACCAAACTTCCCATCATAGGACAAGAGAGTGTAGAGATCATCTACCGAACACCTGGCTTTGGCTATAGATATACGACCGTGAAATTTGATGTTATGAAGGTTGGAAAACGAACCAAATCAAAACAAGGATCCTCCGAATATTACCAACTGTCTTGCATCTCCCCCAACTACATTGACTTCACTACATCTAGAATAGACAGATCCTTTAGGGGAACTGCTAGTAGTAGTATCAAAAATCTCCTTCTGGAGAATGGAAGTAAATTGGGTAATATAGACGGAAGTAAATACCGAAGTGTGTGGGTGATTCCTTCTTTCACATTACACGAATCCCTGAAATACTTCACTTCAAGATGTCGCGGTTACTTGTCCAACATGAGCGACTTCATTTTGTTCGAGTCTTCTTATGGTTGGAATTGCCGAAGCGTGACTGGTTTATTTGCAGGAAGATCCAAGATCACCTACAGACTAGAACCACCAGAATTACCTTTCCGTTCTATTGAAGAGTTCCCTATCATCAAGGAATTTCAAGTCCGGTCGTACTACAATAGGTACACCGAAATGGAGAAAGGAAACCACGCTTGTCGAATAGTGACATTTGATTGGACCAAGAAAACAGAAAATCATTCTATGCTAGGTTCAGATGACATCTATCTAGAACGAAGAAAAACATCATCCAATCTTGAAGAGTATAGAAACCTCCCCGCAAACAATCGGTATGACCAGAAATTTGATGCACGACTATTTGTCCGTCACCAGTCTAGTGGATTACACGAAATCAACGAAACTGCTCTTGAGGGGAACATATCAACTAACGAAGATGATCCATTGGAATCCATCTATACAACACGAACGGTATTGGACAAGTATAATCATCCAAACGATTTCAAAACCCACCTTCTCAGTAGACAACTCTCTTCTAAGGGATTCAATCCTATTCGGGTTTGGATATCTGTTTCTGGCAACTCGGGACTGAATGTGGGTGATGTTGTGACTTTGCAGATCCCCTCACCCGAAATACCTTCTAAAAAGAAACAGGACAACACAGACAAATCGATATCTGGTAGGTATGTCATAACCAATCTTCGGCAAGAAGTAAAGATGATGTCAAATCACCAATTCACCAGTTTCATTGAGTTGGGAAGAGACACTTCTCCTATGGCAGTCCCAGACGAAAATACCTTCTTGGGAACAGACAAACATACAGTAGAGAATATGTTCGGTGGTGGTGGTGGTGCAAACAGTCCTACACCACTAGATCTTAGTATTGGAGCATGGTAGAAAATGAACGAAGGTTTTGTGAACTCCATAAGAACCTTTGATTGGTTCGTTGGGACGGTAGAGGACATAATGGACCCCCTCAAGTTGGGACGGGTCCGTGTTCGTTGTGTTGGAATTCATAACAAGAACGAGCGTCTTCTCCCAACAACCGATCTTCCGTGGGCGCACTTGATTATGCCTGTGAACTCCACGACCCTAGAGGGAGTTGGGTCTAGTCCCACAGGAATGACCGAGGGGACTATGGTTGTAGGCTTCTTCAAAGACGGAAAGGCATCTCAAGAGCCTGTGATCATGGGGACTATTGGTGGAATCAAACCCAGTAACATCTATGGTTCTAAGGAAGTCCACGATACAAACCGGCTCGCTCGAAACGAAGAGATTGACGAAACTATTGTCAAGACCAAACGAGAGAGACAGTCTTCTGAGTCAATGATTCTTCCTCTGGTATCTGGGTCGGATAGAATATATCGACACGAACCAGAAGTACCCTATAAGGCGGCATATCCATTCAATAATGTCATCGAGTACAAGTCGGGTCACGTTATCGAGATCGACGACACAGAGGACGCAGAACGTCTTCATATCTACCATAAATCAGGAACAATGCACGAAGTCCACCCAGACGGAAAACAGGTGTCTCGGATCGAAGGGGAGCGGTATACGGTCGTTGCAGGGGAAGATAACCTGCATGTCAAAGGAAACTGCAACATTACGGTCGGAGATCATCTAAACATCGGCGTGGATGACGGACGAGTTATTATCTATGCAGGAGAGAATACACACATCATCACCGGAGGCGATACTAAGATCGGAACACAGGGCAACACAACAATCACTTCGGGAACTGGCTCCAGAATGCATATGGATGGATCCAATATTTTCCTGAACGCAGATGGAGTCATTCGGTTGGACGCAAGTGCGATCCACCTGAATGGATAATATAATGGCTAAGTCTCCTACCAACAAAGTCAAAGGAAAACTCCAAGTCCTAACCACTGATGGAACGGGACTTGCAAAAGTTCGCAGAAACGCAAACAACGTCAACACATTCAACGGTGGAACTGGCGATGTGGTTGGTGTCAACACCATAAACGGATCGACTGGTCATGTGGAGGCGCTCGGCTCCTTCAATGGTGCTACAGGAACAATATCATTTACCATCAATGGTAGTACTATGGTCGGTTTTACGGGTTCTAGTGGATGTTCAGGATGCACCCACGAAGGCATAACTTTCAATCTAGAAGTGGTAAGCACATTCAACGGTGCAACAGGAGATGTAATCGGAGTCTCTAGCATAAACGGGATGACCGGAGATGTTGCCGGGATTGTCGGACCCACAGGCGACCGTGGATCAACAGGTGCAACTGGTGCAACAGGTGCCATTGGAGCAACTGGTGCAACAGGTGCCATTGGAGCAACTGGTGCTACAGGAGCAACTGGTGCTGATGGTTCAGATG